TGGATTTATGAATCACCTGATGGTGGTAAAACAGTTTATAGGTATGAAAGAGGAACAGATCCTCTTAAAAGAGAATTGGTTGAAATTCCAATGGCAGATGTAGATGATCAAAGAGCACATCATTTTTATACTGATACTTCTAAAAAGTATCAAGAAGATATAGGTCTAAAAGATCTTGGAGAATATGTTGACACAACTTATGATGGGCATTATACTTCTAATGATAACAATGTTCAAACACTTGATATCATTGAATCTGTTGGAGATGCAAAGTCATTCTGTAGATCTAATGCAATCAAATACTTAACTAGGTATGATAAAAAAGGACAGGCAAAGCGTGATATACTAAAAGCAGCACATTATTGTTTACTACTTTACTATTTTGATGGACACACAAACACTAACTGATATGAAACTATCTGACAAAACAATTAAGTTATTAAAAAACTTTTCATCTATTAATCAATCTATTCTGTTCAAAGAGGGTAGTAAGTTGCGCACTATAAGTGTTATGAAAAACATTTTAGCAGAAGCAACTGTAGATGAAGAGTTTCCAAAAGATTTTGGAATCTATGACTTAGTTCAGTTCTTAAATGGATTAGATCTACATGAAACTCCTGAGTTAGATTTTACTAGAGATGAGCATGTAGTTATCAAAGAAGGTAAGATGAGATCTACGTATTTCTTTGCTGATCCATCAGTAATCATATCACCACCAGATAAACCACTTGTATTACCAACAGAAGATGTTTGTTTTGTTCTTAAGAGTCAACAGTTAGAGAAATTAAAGAAAGCATCATATGTTTATGCTTTACCTGATATCTCTGCTATTGGAGAAAATGGTGTTGTTAAATTAGTTGCAAGAGATAAGAAGAATGATACATCAAATGATTTTTCAATTATAGTTGGTGAAACAGATAAGAAGTTCACATTTAACTTTAAAGAAGAAAACTTAAAGATTATACCTGGTACATATAATGTTGTTGTCTCTTCAAAACTTTTATCTAAGTTTACAAGTGAAGATTATGACTTAACCTACTACATAGCATTAGAACCTGATTCTACTTTGGAATAATGAATAACATAGGATTAGAGATAGTATTTTGGACAGTATTATCATTATATCTATTGACAAAAACAGGAGTGTTTAAAAAACCTACTAAAAAAAGAAAAAGAAAGAGATGAAATGCACTAGTGAAAAATGGGCAGAAGTGTTTGTTTTAAATGATATAAAATTTGAAGAAATGCCTGGTTCATACAAATCAAAATATAAAGATATACCAATATACATCGCTAAAAATGTTCTTAAATATCCAGAGCAGGTTAGAGAGTTTATGGAAAATGGTTATTGGTGGAAGAATGGTGGTGCACAAATGATGGCAGAGGGTTGTACTAGACCAGGTAAATCTTTTGATTTTGGTCAAAAACTTGAGGTTTATTTTTCTTCATTGATTGATGTACTTCAAAGATTTTATGATGTAGATGAGGTAGTACCAATAGAAATGTATGGGAATTGTTATAATAGTGATATGGATTTATATAATATAGTATCTGCCTTTCCTCATGTTGATACTTATCCAGGTGATAATCAAAATGAAAATCCATTAAATGATTATGCTTTTAATCTTAACCTAACAAAATCAGATAAAGTTAAAACTGGTTTTTATTCATTCAATAATAAAAAATCAGTGTGTCATTTTACTAGAAATGATTATAATGATCTTAAAAGTTGTTGGGTAAAACAAAAGCAAATTATAAAAGATAAAAAATGGTTTTTTATGGAGGATAATTTTGAAAATTATAAAATGGATTATGTCGCAGATATTGAGTATAACAGTATGATACTATATCCTAGCCATTATTGGCATAATGCTTATATGAAAGAAGATTGGTTTACTGACACAGATAGAATAACTCTCACTGGATTTTTTGAACTTTCCAATTAATGATTATACCACATCTCACATTAGATCCTGATTACACCTTTGGTGTATCAATTGCAGTGATCACAATTATATTAGCAGGTTATGGTGTTTATAAAGGATTTTTTGCTAATGATGGATTAACAGATCCTTGGGATGATCATGATGACTAATTTAATTGAAAAGAATGATCCTAGATATTTTTCACAAACAAGTGATAAACTCTATGATAGACATAATTATAAAATAGTATCTTCAAGATATGCTACCTTTATTGTAGAATCTTGGGATGAAGTTCAAGAGTGGTGGTGGAATCATTGTCATACATTTAATTTTGATGCAGTTGTACATGTCCTTGACAAACCAAAAAGTAAACCAAAAGGATTTTAATATGCAGACAGAAAAAAATTTAATATTTCCTACATTAATTACAAGAGGTAATCGTATAGTAGATCAGGCAGAAAAAAATAATTGGTTTTCTGCATATCTAGAATACTCTAATTCTGAAGGTCAATCAATGGACTTTCTTGGATTTAATTTAGTCCATAGGGATGTAAGATTTTTTAAAGCATTTTCTTATATTGCAGATGTGCTTAGAGATCATCTATTATCATTATCTGTAGATATAAATAAAATTTCTATTTACATGACAAAAGCATGGTTTAATGTGTCAACTCTTAATTATCAACATTTACATGATCATGCAGATGCACATTTTTCAATGACTTATTATCCACATATTGCCAAAGGACTTGATGAAAAAGAATTAATTTTTCATGATATAAGTGAAACTAGAAATTCACCATATAAAAATTTTTTAGAAAATATTATTACAGAAGATACAAATATAAATGGATGTGAGCATATTTTTAATCCTAAAGAGGGAGATATATTTGTTTTTCCTGGATATCTATCACATGAAGTTGGAAACCCTGATGATGATATTCCCAATCATGTACTAGATAATCTTCAATGGAGTGCACAGAAATTTAAAACATATGAACAATTACAACACTCTCGTTTTTGTGTGGGGTGTGATGCTATAATAACAAGAAGAGATACAGAAAGTTATGAAAACCTACTGTTACCAGTAGAAATGTGGAAACAATATTAATTATGAAAAAGTATTATGACATCTATGATGAGAAACCTTATAAAGGATATATGAGAGGTAACAGAGAGAATAAGATTAGTATGACAGTATTATGGATTTATCTTGTTATATTTGCTGCCATGTTTGCTCGTGGTCTTATCTTATTTTTAGGCAGATGAAACATATACTTTTTGATTTAGAGGAATGTCCATATGATCTTTTAGATGATGAAAGATTTGTTCGTAATAGTTTATTTCATGCATCAATAGCATCTAATTCAGAAATTCTTAAAATTGATTTTCATAAGTTTTATCCTCAAGGTGTAACTGGATATGCATTGCTTGCAGATAGTCATTTAAGTATTCATACATGGCCAGAAAAAGGTGTTGCAAAATGTGACATTTTTACTTGTGGTGCTAAGTCTACACCAGAAAAAGCAGTAGAATACTTAATAGAGGCTTTTAAAGCAACTAAATCTACTTCTCAAGAATATGAAAGAATTTGATTATGGACTTGATTACAAAACCATTGATTTTACAATTGAGGAAAATCGCAAACTTTATCGCATTGGAAGGGGGGAACAAGGAGTGTTACTGGTACGCCCTTACACTAACCATATATGCGCTCATTGGAGATTTGTAAATGAAACTGTGGCTAGCAAATCTGCTGATAAAATCTACTCCATGTTTTGTGACTATAAGGAGCAACAAGACTTCATTGGAATGGATATGGCAAGGAAGTTTCTTGAAATGGGATTTACTCGCGCCCGTAGGTATGCAAATCATCCTAGTGGAAAGAAGTACGCTAGAGATGGTTCCATATCACCGCAGTCGCCAACCGCACTACACTGTGAAAAGTCCAAGTCTGCAACTGTTTTCAAAAAAGTAAGAGATAGGGCTGCATATGATGAGAAGTATGTTATAATGAGAAAGGAATGGAGGGCATCTGAATGAACATATTTGTAACTGATCCTGATCCAGTTAAGTCTGCTCAAGTATTACCTGACAAACATATTGTCAAGATGCCATTAGAGACATGTCAAATGCTTGCTATTGTTGCATCTGAAGAATGGGGTCATGGTTTTGGTAAATTACCTAAATTAGATGGTACACCATATAAAACAGAGAAAGGTGCATTCAGAGGGCATCCCTGTACTGTTTGGGCACAAAATAATTATACATGGTTAATAATTCATGGTCTTGCTTTATGTGCAGAATATACACATAGGTATGGTAAAGTTCATAGTTGCCAACATACTATAGAACATGCTAAGATAATATTTCCTGACTGGTTGCCAAAACCTAAGTCTTTTACTAGAGCAATGCCTGATGGGTTTAAATATGACACAAGCATTGACACTTTTACTGCTTACAAGAATTACATTAGCAGCAAACCTTGGGTTGCATCTAATTATCTTCGTGACCCATCCAGAAAACCAAATTGGTTATGATTAATGAGTGATTTTATATGGGTTGAAAAATACAGACCCAAAAAGATTGAAGAATGTATTCTGCCACAAGGTATCAAAGATACCTTTTTACAGTTTCTTAAACAAGGAGAGATTCCTAATCTCTTATTGTCAGGTCCTGCAGGTTGTGGAAAGACTACAGTTGCAAAAGCACTATGCCATGAACTAGGTGTAGATTGTTATGTCATCAATGGATCTGATGAAGGAAGATTTTTAGACACTGTTAGAAACAATGCAAAGAATTTCGCATCTACAGTCTCTCTTACGAGTGACTCAAAACATAAAGTCATCATCATTGATGAAGCAGACAATACCACTTCCGATGTACAGCTCCTTCTCAGAGCGTCTATTGAGGAGTTCTCCAAAAACTGCAGATTTATATTCACTTGCAATTACAAAAACAAAATCATTGAACCCTTGCATTCTAGATGTGCTGTGGTTGAGTTTGGTATTAAGGGCAAGCATAAACAAGAAATTGCAGTAGCATTCTTTAATAGACTTGTTTCTATATTAGAAGCAGAAAGAATTGATGCTGATAAGAAAGTTCTTGCAGAGTTAATCAATAAACATTTTCCTGATTGGAGAAGAGTTCTTAATGAGTGTCAAAGATATTCAGTTGGAGGTAAGATAGACAGTGGTATTCTTGCAACTTTTAGTGAGGTAAAAACAAATGAACTTGTTCAAAATCTTAAGAAGAAAAACTTTCCTGAGGTTCGTAAATGGTGTGTCGATAACTTGGATAACGATCCTACTGTTCTATTGCGTCACATTTACGATAATCTTTACACTACCTTGGTACCTGCTTCCATCCCTGCTGCTGTTCTTGTTATTGCTAAGTATCAATATCAAGTTGCCTTCGTAGCAGATCAAGAAATAAATCTGTTGGCATGTTTAACAGAAATTATGGTAGAGTGTGAATTCAAATGAAGTATAATCAAATTTGTTTAACACTTCTAGTAATATTGTCCTTTCTAAATTATTTAAAATGAATATATTTGGACTTTTGGGCATTATTCTGCTATTATCAGGTATAGGTTCTGGATACCTTGCTTATGTTGGTATTATGGAGATTATGAAATGAAAACAAACTTACAAATAAGTAAACAAAGACACCAAGTAAAATCAAGATGGTATTATATATTCTGGGGGTCAGCAACATTATCTGTATTTGCAGGTCAATTATATGTTGGAAGTGGATATCGTCAGATGTCAAAATCATTTAATAGATTATTAAATGAACCAATAGTAATTATGGAAGAAAATTATAGAACTCCGTATGAGGATTCACCTATGGTTGTTC